CCTGAGTTTGCAGGCAACATACCCGATAACAAAGGGCGAAGCATACAAGCCGTATCAATCAGAATCAGAGGCGCTTAACTTCCAATGACGATAAACACAGGCTATAAAAAAGCCCATTAATACTGATACTAATACAAAACCTTGAATATCCATTTTTAACCTCTTAAATAAAACCTAGAGCGCTTATTGAATATCTTCTTTAAGCGTTTTAGGTATTCTATTGTAAACTTTTTAGGCTTGTTGTCGCCTTCTAGTTTCTCGACATTTTCTAAGCCTATTCTTTTTATTAACTCAATACGGTAATCGACTGCATTGCCACTTTTGAATCTATTACACTTAACGCACTGTTTATGTATGTTTAACAAGTTAAATCGCAAATGGCTAGCACTACCTCTCGAGCGATAATGTCCAGCGTCAAAAGCACCACCTAATTTATCATCAGGCATTGAACCACAGCTAACACAAGCTTTATGCCTGTCTCGTGCGCGTATGTATTTATTAACGGCAACTTGCGCCTCTTTAACATAATCGCCAACAGTCTTTAGCTTTTCTTTGCGTATAACATCCTTTTTGCGCTGTTCCTTGGCTTTTTTATCTTTACCTTTGTGTTTGTTAGCATAAGCGTATTTAACAGCAGATTCAACGCTACAGAAAGCACTGTTGTTAACTACCACGTAATCACGAACACGCTCGCCGCACGATTTACACTTACGCTTACTATTAGCCATTAATAACCCCTAAACAATTCAATAACACTATGCGAACTAATACTCATTAAAATAGTAATAACTGTAACGTAGTAAAAACCTTTTAAAAAATCTTGATATAAATGTCGCATTATTTAATCCAAATCAAAATTAAAGTTCCAAAAATGCTAATTAAAACGCCGGTAAAAAATAAAATTACAATAGTAACCGCAAGATTTTTTGTTATATCATCATAGGGGGTGAACCGCATAATAAAGCCAAGTAAAATAGCAATAATACCGCCTGTTAAAGTTATTTTTAAGATTATATCTTCCATTATTTACCCTTATTTATATTGTTAGTTAATTTGCTTTTCTAGTACATCTCTATACTCACATTTCGCTGGTATTTTTATTGTGCAACCTAAGTTGTTACATAGGTCGAGCATCTTGGTTATATAGTCGCAAGCCTCACCTACATCTAACTTTGAGCTACTTCTCAAAACCTGTCTAACTGTAATCTCACCAGTAACCATGTCGGTACACTCTGCATCAACCCATCCCAAAAAGTTATTCTTCATTTCAAACTTTGTTTTTTTCCTAGTCCAATCAGTGCGACCCCTACTAATTAAGTACCTCGAAAGCTCAGCGTAAATTACATGTTGAAAGTTATTCTGACTAAGACTACGAGACTCACGCCAAACCTTTACACTAACCCTAAATGATTTATTAGGGCTAGCGGTCACAAGCTTTGTTAACTGTGCTATAAAATAGCCTAATGAGCTTATAGTTAGCTTAAAGTCGTTCATTGCTCAGCTATAAAAAAAGTGGTTAACTTGCGACCGTTGTATAATTGCCGTGGGCCACGTTTTATCTTTTTTTGATCAACAAGTTTTTGGGTTATATCGGTTACGGCCCACAACTCCATGTTTAAAGATTCTGCAAGCTGCTTATTGTTTAAGCCCGGCTTACTTTTTATGAATGATTTAACCTTAGCTCTGTTGGTTCTACCTGCTGCTGTAAAGACTGTTGTTTGGCTCATAACTTCTGGGTTTATTCGCCTAAATCCTTCACAATCTAATCTTATGTTATTCATTTATACTCTCTATAATAGTTATATTCTGTTGTATTTATTGAATCCACTACTTGTCTATAGTGACCATTTTTAGTTGCCTTTATTACGTTTCTACAAGCTTTCTGTAATACATCGTCACTGGTTTTGTCACGAATCATTTTGCAGCATCGAGCAATCTTTATCGCCCTATCTTTAATAGGTAGAAGTTTATGTATTTTGTTACACAGCAATATCGTTAACGTATCACTTTTTATTTGTTCTGCGCTCATAACCTGCCCTTTGTGCTTTTTGCATCTTTGTTAATTTACTTTCGCGCTGACAGCGTTCATGTTCATCATTGTTATGTTTCAATACTTCATTCATTGTTTATCCTTATTATCAAACATAGCTTTATAGTTTAAATACTCGCGCATGTGATAAGCGCTTGCCTTTTCTTTGTTGCTATCAACTGAGAGCTGGTATTCTTTAAAATGAAAGTCCATTTTTTGTTTGTAGTAATTTTTCATTGTTTATTATCCTTGTTGATTAATTTCCGCACTCGCACGGCTTTTTGTTTGTTGATTGTTTATAGTGTTGAGGGTTCGCATCATATTCCTGCATCATTTGCGGCCATGTTTTGCCGTTGCGACCACCCAAACCTAAAACTGTATTATCAAAGCTGTCATCGCCGAACAAGTCATCTTGGGCTGACTCTATTAAAGATGTCTCCCTGTAATTACTTTCAATATCTAAAGACTGTTTGTATATTTCGGGGTAATCATCACGCAGCATGGCTATTTCCCCATGCGTCATGTTCGGACACACTGTACAGCTAGACTTCCCGGGGTAGTACAAGCCGACTCTTTCAACCGTTTCCGATTCTAGCTCACCGATAACCCAATCAAACAAAGGGAATACTTGCACCCATTTATTCTGAGCAGACCAATTAGCCACCCTTGAAGGCTCATCAAAGTTAATGCCAACCAGCCTCAGTATTTTTCCTGTGTGATGTTTTATTAGTGTTCCCTTTCCTGTTTTATTTTCCCAACCAACGACCCCTATTGAGTTTTCGTACATCTTAACAATCGGCCTAGGCTTATCAACTCCCCAAGCTTTCCAGCAAGCAGGGTTGTTATTGAAATACTTATCAGCAGTTTCTATTTTAAACCTTAACGAACAAGACTTGCTGCCGAAAGCTGCTGCTGGGAGTGTTTTCTGTGCTGTTACCATGCTTATAACTGATAAAGGCTGTTTAAATTTATCTAGTTTTTTTAGAATAACAACCTTTGACCATTTTCTTTCATCGCACCATTTTTGAAGGTGATTGATGAATTCGTATGTATGCGGAAACTCCGATCCAGTATCACAGAAAACTATCTCGTCAGGCTCAAACCCCCTATCGTAAAGCTCTGCAATCATCATCGCTGTATCATCACCCATACCACCCATAACAACGCGGTGATCAAACGAATCCCACAACTCCTTACTAAAAACAGGTCTTTCTTTAAAATCATGTTTATTCATTGAAAAACTCCATCAACTTAGTATCTATTAACTCAAACACCCTTACCGCGCTATCTGCAAGGTTTTCACTACCTATTCTTGCAGCCTCTTCTATAGCCTCTTCTATGATGTTTGCAATATCTTGATATGCCGTATGTTTTAGTTTTAAGCCCATTACTTATACCTTACTTTGTCATAATATATACTAAGTGCTGCATCTTCATAATCTTCATTTTCTTGGACTACAGCACAATGAATAAACTCGGTTCTTATTTCATACCCTTTTGCATCGGATATAGTCTCATATAGAGCAACAACAACATAATCAGTCAGACCATCAATATTCATTACCTTGTATTTGTAACCTGAAAACAAATCATTCATCTGTTCAATTCCTTGTTTGCGTTAAGTTAGTTTATAAAAAATTCATGTGCTTTTTTGCATGTTTAAGACTTCTTACAATCTTCCCTTTAAATAAAAAAGCGTGTTTTTTATTTATCAGTCTAGCTTCAAAGTTACCTATTTTTATAGATATCCCTTTCTTTACTTCTACACCATCCCCATCCTTGTTCTTTTGCCATTTCATAAGGTCGTAGCATTCAACGCGGTCATCGCCATTGAAGCCAATAGAGTTGAATTCACGAACAATAAGAGGGCTGAGTAAGGATACGTCTGATAAAAAATCAGCCCTTAATACTTTGTATCTTCTTTCATGGTATATAATCCTCCCTTTTGAGTCTTTCTTGCCTGTGTTAAGTTTTTCAACCTTAGAGACCGTAGATATAACGCGAGAATATGTCTCTCCATAAACTTCTGCCGTATCTCCGTGGCCGCCAGTGCCTTGCTTTAATGAATCCCCAAAATGCCAACCATCTAAATGAGGTGTATTTTTCTCTGCTGCTGTAGCCATTTGCTCAATCCTTGTTTGCGTTAAGTTGAGGTAACTTTAGCAATTAGGCTTTATGGTGTCAACTATAAAATGGTTAAAATATTAGTTTATTTTGAGGTTGCTTTTATTGTTATTTTCAATTAGTATTATCTCAGATTAATTAATAGGAGATAAAAAGCATGGCTATAAATGTAAAGACAAACGAAAGAACCACGAAGCTTTTAACTGAGTTATCAGCTAAGAGAAAAGAAAACCACTCGCTAAATAAAACAAAGCAAGACATTATCGCTGAGTTAGTAGAGAACGCGCATAAGAAAGAGTGCAGATAACAGACATAAAAAAACCGCTTGGCATAGCGGTCTAATTAATTAGCAGAAGGTGATTGTAACATGAAAAATAAAAGGGTGGCAAAGCTTGGCTATGCGTACATATTAAAAAGCACTATAAAAAATGGGTTTTATAAATATGGATGCACAACATTAACCCCAGAAAAGAGGTGCTCAAGAATAAACTCAACAGATATTAAAGGTTACGGTTTTGAGGTTTTATCTTCAATACTAACTAAAGACTGTTACCAGCTAGAAAATGATATGAAGTGGAATTTGCTACCTATGAATCTTGGTGCTTTTAGCGAGTTATTTCATATAGATTTTAATAGTGATTTTGAGTCAATAAGTAGCGAAGAAGAGCTTGTCCGTAGATTTTTAATTATCGGAAAGGTTATCAAAGGTGATATATGTCTACGTTCATAAAGGCTGCCAGAAGCGAAACCGCATCGTTTTTAGACTTTAACCCAAACGCCAACCATTTACTTAACGTGATAGCTAGAAGAGCAAGAAGAACCGATTGCAAGCTAAACAACCTATCTGTAGGTGAATGTTTTATAGGTTTTAAATCAGTTGGATTGACAGAGCAGCAGTACAGAACAGCAAAAAAACACCTACAAAAAATAGGTTTAGTTTCGTTTCGAGTCGCCAGAAAGTTAACGGGTTAAGAATGTAAATAATGAAAAGAATGATAAGAAAGATATAGTCGCTAAAGCTCCAAAGCGGTTTACACCGCCGACAGATATCGAAACAGTTTCTTACTTTGAGGAAAAAGGTTCGACAGCAAGCGAGGCTGAAAAGTTTTGGTTTTTCTATGACTCTAAAAACTGGATGGTTGGCAAAAGCAAAATGAAAAGATGGCAATCAGCGGCTAGTGGTTGGATTAAAAGAAACAAAACAGAAAGCAAAGATATTATGCAAATCTCTAACGATAGCGATTGGCACTTACAAGACCAAGGATTTTAATTATGAAAGATTTAAAAGAATTAGCTAGCAACTTTAGCGCTACGTCAGTTAAAAACTTTAAAGAAGATGAGGTTGTAATTGACCAGTTCGCTAAAAGCATAATCAACAAGGTTTTTGATCAGCTATCGGTTATTTTTCCTGCATGGAAACACGCATGGCCAACCGATAAAGAATTATCGGCAGCAAAAATGGAATGGACAAAAGCATTTAATGAAAACGGAATTAATACAATAGATCAGGTTAAGTTTGGTTTTGTTAAAGCGAGAAGGTCAGAAAGTGATTTTTTACCAAGTTGCGGTAAATTTATATCGTGGTGTAGACCAACTGCTGAAGATCTTGGCTACCCTTCAGAGCATAGAGCGCTAAAAGCTTGCTTGCATCATAGAAGAATGAAAGACATGTTTGATCAAGGGCATATTAAAATGACTACTAGGCCTTTTATAATTGAGTTATGCAAGTATGTTGACTGGTGGTTGATAGATAACGCTGGAAGCAAAGCAGA